CCAGCATAAACTAGTTGCAACTAGCTCGATTGACTCATCCGAAACAAAGCTTTTATCTGTTCTGGCCCATGCCCAATCGATTAGATGCCTAAATGCTGAGTCTTCACTATATTTATATTTAAGTTCTGTAGTCCAAAACGAATCTCGATTTGCCAAAGAATAATCTTTTAGCCAATCATGCAAGAAATTAGCATTAAAGGGATGGCCAACTAAACCTGAAATAGAGATCACTGCCTCGAGGAAATGATCAAAACTATCTTTAAATTTAAAAACATGTTCATTGATGAAAGGTCTAATTTTTTCGAAATCAATAGCCTTAATATCTCGCCATATCAAGCTATCAATAAAGGCTTCTAGTAATTTAAGATTATTGCTGAACTCCGGCAGAAATTCATAAAGCTCTTTTTCATACCTTTCTGGCAATTGAATAGACAAAGCCTCTACTATTCCCGATTTTATATAAAAATCACATTCATCATGAAAATATTTTTTCAGACGACCATCAGGCTTAAATTCACTTTCGATATTTTCAACATCATTTAATAAAAAATTAACAGTTAAATGATCATCAAACCTTTCAAAAGCCACATAAACTACTTCCTCAGTAGAATTATCATCATTTCTCACTATGCCTTTAGTCAATAATCCTTCGTCAATCAAGGCGCTGAGGAAGGTTTTATCAGCAACATAATCATTAACTACAGATTGAACCACTGAGTGAGCATCTTTAAGTGAAATACTATTACGACCAATCTCTAATTTGAATTTTATGATTTCATTGAGAGCATCTTTAACAAGAGGAAAACTGGGATCGAATGCATATTTTTTTGGCGATGCTAATGATTTATTTACCCCTTCCACTAAAAAGTTAAAAATATTTGAAATCCCATTAAATCCAACAGGCACTTTGGTTAAACCATTTTTCTTAATGCCTTCACACAATAACTTAAGAAATAGAGGATTTTTAAACTCTGGATTAAGGTTAGGAGATGAAGGTCTCTCAATATTGTAATAATCATAAAATAGACTAACCGCATCCAACTCAACGTTCTGGAATCCAATATGTTCATGAATTTCAAAATTATTTCGCACAACATTCTCATGTGAAATTGTTACATTTCTATATGTTGTTCTGACTGACATTATCAGACCAAGCCATTCAAAGCATCTGATTTCATCGACAAAACTGTTAATATTGTCATTCCAGAATTTATTTCCATTACCTTCATTAATAGCATCAATAAAAACTAAGACTCTTTTTCCTGTTTTTTTGCCATATAAATTCAGTTTTTCTAGGAATTCACGAGAAGTGATTTTAAGCTGTAATCTCTTGAATATTTGTGACCATGGAGATTCATCTGAAGTAAGTTGTTGCCCTAGTATGAGTAGTGAAGGATACCCAGAAGTAATTCGATTTTTAATCACATCAGCCAGTAAATGAGACTTACCAATTCCTGCTTTTCCTTCGAGAAGTAAGAATGGGTTGTTAGCCAACTTCACTGTTGTTGAATTAATGAATATACGTAATTCATTGCACGCATAGTCAAATTCCCGAAGCATTCGCAGAGTAGATGAATACTTATCACTGTAATGCTTGGTTTCACCTACTTGCTCTGACTTTTCTCGGAGTTCCCACAATATTGATACCGCTCCGCCAATAGCTGTCTGGCAGCTAGAAACATAGTTATTAAATTTATTTATAGGAATTTCATCTAATTTAGAAAAATTAATCTCCTGATATATATCAGAAATTTCTTTTAAGGACTGGTTTATTTCAAATAATTCTGAGGAAATTACATCGCAACTATGTAATTTCTTTCCAGCGACCAGAAAACTATCTATATGCGAATAAAATATTTTAGAAAAATCATTAGTTCTACCGAGGCCATCAAATATCTCTGCTATTTCTAGCTTTACGTTGAGTTCGGGTGTGTATCGACCTCCCAAGTCAGCTATTGCTTGACTATTTTTTTCATTTAACCAATCATCACTTAAGTGAAAAGTTAGTTTCTCATCTATAGACCGTAAAATAAGTTTGACTTGAATGAGCTCTTCATTAATATCGAATATTTTTTCTTTATACGTTTCTTCGATATGTAGCTTTTTTAACTTCGAACAATTATTGATTTTTAATGATAACATCTCATAAAAAAGGCTGAGTTGTTGTTGAGTTGGGGGAGTGATACTTGGATATTCTTTGAACTTGTCTAATAATATCTCTTTGTCAGGGAACTCTTTAAAAAAGATGTGCTCATTCAACATCTCAAACAATGGTTCGGAATGATAAAATGGTATTGCTCCACTTTCTACTGGATATGTTTCTTCAAACTCAATTGCCGTCTCTTCAATTAGTTGATATAATCTATCCACATATCTTTTTTGGGGGAATAATGCTTTCTTAATACAACCATATCCTTCTTGAGAGATGAATTGATCAATAAGTTTAGTTGCTACATAAGTTGCCACTGTAATTGATATGGGTTCCATGATTAGCTTCTTCCAATAATTAAAATTTTACCAAGCGTTTATGCCTTACAATATGTATTGTATCTCACCGTAAAACATATTTATATGGTTTTAAACCTATCTGTAAATCTTGACACCTTGGCAAGAACCTAACCCTACATTTTAATATCAATCTATATAATATAGCCAGTGTCATAATAATCGGGCTTGTCATAGTTAAGTATTCTCCTCCGATATCCCAATGAGATAAGCAAGTCATCAGTGTTATAAATGAAAAGATCACATTTTTCAAAGAGTTATTATGATGGAATATTATTCAAAACGCAATGTAGCTGAAACGAGTCTGAGTTTAACATCCGCTCCTAGTACATAGCAGTCCTAGGGACAGTGGCATAAAATCTTAGATGGTCGGTGGGAGGTGGTGGAAATCCCCTCATGCAAAAAACACATAAAATCGATAACAGCTGGAAATCATTCAATACTCGCACTATTGAAAGTTCACCAGCCAGCCGCAGCACGTTTCTGCATACGACGTGTCTGCGGCATATCACAAAACGATTACTCCATAACAGGGACCGCAGGCCACTCAATATCAGGTGCAGTTGATGTATCAACACGGTTCAGCAACACCCGATACTTTTTCCAGGCTTCCAGCAATGAGTTTTCTTCCTCCGTTGCGATTTCCAGATCTACAGCATCCTGAAGTGGCGCAATATGCTCACTGGCTACCTGCATCAGGTTGTTTTTTGTTTCTTCCGCCTCCCGGATCCGGAACAGTTTTTCTGCTTCCGTATCCTTCAACCAGGCTGTGCCGTTCCACTTCTGAAACTCCCCTTCCGGCGATAACCAGGTAACATTTTCCGGTAACGGACCGAGTTCAGAAATAAATAACGCGTTGCCGGAAGCCACGTCATAAACCGTTTTACCCCGATGATCTTCAACGAGATGCCACGATGACTCATCACTGTTGAAAACAGCCACGAAGCCAGCCGGAATATCTGGCGGTGCAATATCGGTACTGTTTGCTGGCAGACCTGTATGAGGCGGAATATATGCATCACCTTCACCAATAAATTCATTAGTTCCGGCCAGCAGATTATAAATTTTTATGGTCCGTGGTTGTTCACTCATTCTGAATGCCATTATGCAAGCCTCACAATATAGTTAAATGCGATGTTTTTGACGGTGTTTTCCGCGTTACCAGCAGCGTTAACGGTGATGGTGTGTCCATGTGAACCAATCGCAACGGAGTGCGTATGAGCACCAATACCGACAGTATGCGCGTGTGCACCTGCAGATGCTGCTGTGCCGGACAGTGAGTGGCTATGATTACCATCTGTACTGGTATTAGCTAACCACCCCGTAGACATACCTACTGAGCCTTGTACACCCCAGGTATTTTGACCTGAGCTTGTATAACCATATTGATAAGTATCTTTAAAAACACTGGGGTTAAATCGACGGCCATCTCTATGGCTGTGATTACCAGCTGCATTCGTGCTGCCACTTAAACTATGGGTATGCGCACCAGTGTTATTCGTGGATTTAGTGCCGTAATCAAACGACGATGTGGTTTTCGTCCCCAAATCCGTACTGGATGCGCTGGCGCTGTGGGTATGCGATTTAATGCCGTCCTGTTCCTGAGACAATACGGCCCGACCACTGGCAGGTTTGCCCTTAATCGTCCAGCCACGCATATCAGGGATCACGCCTGACGGATAAGCCGCTGCAAGTTTCGGGTATGCAGATTTGTCAAAAGTCTGCCCCTGCATCAGGGCATAGCCAGACGGAACGGTATCTGATGGCCACGGGATTGGTGCACCGACTGGATAAAACTCTGCAGGAGGATGAGCCGAGGTGTAAAGCTGCGCCCACGGCGACCAGTTTGCGTCGGTCGTATCCCGTCGTGAACGAATAAATGCCGGAGCATGAGCACCGCTTGTACCACTCCAGCCGATGAGTAACTCACCTTCGCCAACGGCTGTCATCCCTTTCAGGTGAATGATATTTCCATGCGCTGTTGGATATCCGTTGTTATACACCTCGTATAACTCAAGACCTGTTGCCCCCTGCGTATTGTCTGTCAGCGCGGTTACCCGACCTTTTGAAGACAGATTAACTGATGATACTGCTGTTCCACCTGACGGTAACGCCCCGATCTCTGATGCCGTTGGCTTATTTCTGGAGTTATAGTCCCTTCGCCAGCCAGGTGAATAATCTGTTCCGTGATTAATATAGGTAAACTGGGCGTTAGTTGTTCCACCACCAGTGGAGGTGGTCGGTGTGGTAATGCGGATCGTCATCGCTGACTTTATCCCCATTACTTCAATGACAGCTCCGGCGAGATGAATATTACCGCAGTCAGTATCAGTAATGATTTTATTATTGCCATAAGACCAGGAACCCTTGCACATCCAGTAGGGATGGTTAAATGCTCCCTGAGAATCCAGCCACTCGATAAACTGTGCAGTCGTCCAGTTTCCTGTTATTGTGCTTACTGACCCACCAAAGGCACGGCAGGCACCAATATTTTTCGTAAAGGTGTCTTTGCCAGGGATATCCGCACCGTTCTGATCTTTCTGCAGACGTTTCTCAGCATTGTCATAGGCTGTTTTTACTGCCTTTGGTGTCGCGGCAAGCGTTTCAGACGTGCTGTTGGTCGCGCTGCTTAGCTGGATTATCCCTTTCTGTGCTGTCGTTGCATCCTGTGCGGT